CACCTCCGTACGAGCATGCTCGTATGGGGGCTCGTGTACTGACTAACCGAATAAGGAGAATTCCGATCTGGATGAAAAAACAGATCAGAACAACCTTCGTAGGAACTAGCATTACGCGGATTGGCGCATTCTGCGAAATATCGCAAGAGGGCCAAGTGACCTGGTAAGTGGTGTACCACTACGGGGCTCTTAAGACAATAAACCTTATACTGTCGCTTTTGAAGCGCAGTGTTTGTTCGTGTCTTGAACCTCCAACTATCGGGAATGGACGGAAGGCTTGGACAGGTTTTCTCAACCATGTCCTGACCAGGAATCGAACCGTATACACGGTAGAGATTCTCTACGATTAGATCGTATGTTCCGTACCACCGTTTATGCCAGCAGGTATTCGCATAAGCGACCCAACTAGCATAAATGTTAGGGCTGGGCGTAGTTGACCAAACGGTCCTGAAACGGACCGGAGTAACATCGACACCTTGGAAGGCGTCCATGCCACAGGACTCTCGAAAGAGTCCTTGGGTACAACTCTTAGCGCGGTTAACAATTAAACCAAACGCTTCGAGTAGCGTGATCGCGTTGCTGGCATAGTTTGCCGGAACGATCACATCATCGCCATACACGTAGATACCATCTCTGGTATCCGGGTCAGTAGTGCCGCAATAAAGAAGGACCCAAACGCAAACAGCCAAGACGGGGAAGCATAAAGCTGACCCCATCGGAGCATATTTGCGCAAGGGAAGTATCCTTCCGTCAGGCAGCACAGTCGCCAGAGACCTACTTGCCAAGAGCCTTGTTAAAAAGGGCTCAGGAAACAGTAGGCGAACTAACTCGACGGATATACGATCGCTGGCCTCTTTGAGGTCCAACGTCGCATAAGCACCACGAACTGACCCACTGAGGGCACAGTTCCGGTTCACGTCTTGATTAGTGAAGTTAACATGCCCTCGGGTGAGGGGATGTGCTTCAATGTGGGATACTATGGCACCTTTCAAGCCCTGCTGAATCCATTGATAATCAACGGGTTCACAGGAAATGAGTCGGGGCCCACGGGAGTCTTTCGGGACAAGGATAACCTTGGCCGGATTGACTCTACTCTTATGAGAGAGGCCGCCTTGTAATGAAAAGGGCGGCTTCGTATCTCTCACGAGGGAATCACAAACTGTACCTAGGGATGCGTAATAAAAC